TTTCTTCTTGAATGTGTTCAAGTGCCAGTTCTCCTGTCTTATACTCTTCTGAATGATATTTCAAAAGAGTTCTGATTATCTGATCTACATCCCAAGCAAGAAGAGCCCAATCCATTGATTTCACTGCGACGTTAAATTGTTCTTCATCATCGGGTAAATTAAATTGTAATGTTGCTTCCATAATAAAATATTTTAATCGGGTTTATATTCCTTTTGTAATTGTCCATCCTCATATAATTCACAAGGGACATTTTTGTCTACAAATTGTTGGTAGTGGTTATTTGCTTCTGCGTGAGATGGATAAAGTGTAGAACCAACTTCAGTTTCTACTTGATAAGTGGGTAACTGTATGCTAAAGGACATTGGGGAACTCCTTATGATTATGGTTACATCTTAAATTCTAATACAACTATTTATGAAAATAGAAATGCCAACTCCATATACAGTTTCCTAAAAAAGAAAACTTTCGTGTATACTTGTTGAGCGGATGACGAGTTTCCGCCGAAGGTTCGGTTTGAATTAACTAGGTGGTCATCCTAGTGACGATACCTCACAACACTTCTATAGCCTGACTAATATTCGTTTTAAATTCTGAAATTGATCCCTCTGTATCTCTCCTAACCCTAACTGATTTATCATCAACCCAAACATCGTAGAATGGTTTGAATACAGCCACATCGTTATACTTAACTCCCCAAGAATCCAATTGAGCTCTGGTTTCTTTAAGTTTGTCAATTCCCGAAAAACACCCTCGTGCAGTCCAGTAGTGTATATAGTGTCCTTCATCATGGAGAGAGTTTAAATACTCAATTCGTTTTGGGAATGGTTCAGCTTTCAAGAATTCTTCTGGACTAATTGGTTTGCCTGGGTCGCCAACCTGAGTACAGATAGTTCCATCAATGTCTACCATAATTACTTTCTTACCCATTTCATGAGCTTTATTGGATAGAAGAACACGATGTTGAATTCCCTCCATGAAATGGTCAGCCATGTCTTTTTGTAATTGAACTTCTTTTTCTTGGTTTTGGTTGTCGATTTCTTGAATTACTTCAGTTTCACTCATTTTTCTTAACTCCCTCTTATTATTTTAAGATTCAGATACTATGGTTGGATTCTCATTTTTAAATCCTTTTCTCAAAATTACCTGTTGTTTTTTTCTTGCTGAAGATATAAGAACTCTACTCACTTTATCTAAAAAGGTTTTACCTACCATATGATCCATTTCATGATGGAAAATTCTTGCAGCTAATCCTTCAAACTGAGAGGTTATAGTTTCACCTTCTACATTTTGATACTCCACTGAAATTTTCTCTGGCCTCTTTATGTTTAAATATAATGCGGGAAAACTCAAACACCCCTCTTTCATCATTATTTGTTCTTTTGATTCTTCAGTTATTTTTGGATTAAAACAGACAATCGCATCTGTTTCTGAAACTCTCATAACAAATACTTTAACGGGCATTCCTATTTGATTAGCAGATAAACCTAGACCAGAATGTGCAACCATATTCTCCAACATGATATTATACATTAATTCAGGATCTGCTTGTGGGGGATCAAACACCCATTCAAGTGGTTCTTTTTTTAGAATAGGATCTGATTCATCTAATAATGTAAATTTTCTAACTCGAATTTCATTTTCTATTGTGGGTCTAATTATTTCAACCATTATACCATTCTTGAGAAGTTTTTATGTTTATCAAATTTAATAGTACTATCGAATCTATCATATAGAACATCTCCCTTATGACTTATCACAAATACATTAACATCACCCGCTAAATCATATAAAATCTTTAGAAATTCATCTGTTCCCGATGCGTCTAAAGAAGAATCAAATACTTCATCTAAAATAAGTAGATTTGTGTTTACACTATTCTTGAGTTTAGCTATAGCTCTCCAAGTGAAAAGTAATGAGAGATCAATTCTCATCTTCTCCCCTTCACTAAACGACGCGTAGGTGAACTCGTCGCGGTGTCTTGACCTTATGGTTTCATTGAAACCCTCATCAAGTTCAAAGGATACATAGAAGTCCATTTTACCAAGATGAACATTTATATACTTATTGATAATGGGTAAATACTGCTTTATGATTCTACTCTTAATGCCACTATCTTTGAGGAGAGTACTTGCCATTTCATAAAGATATTTTTGATTTGACAGTTTCTCTTTCTCTTCATTATATATATGAATATCTTTTTTAATTGTTTCAAGTTCAAGTTTCTTAGATTCTATATCTTCTGATGTTTGAGATATTTCATCAATTTGATTTGAAACCTTATTGATATATTGAGTACAAGCTTGAATTGAATTTTGATTTTTAGCTATCTCTCCTTGACACCCCTTCACAGAACTAAGAACTTTATTGATATCATCAATTCTCATTTGTTGATCATTTAATTTGTGACCCAATTGAATTAATCCTCCACTCATTTCATGCATCTTACCATGAAATTGTTCTATCATCTTATCACGATGTTCTTGTGGGATTTCTTGTTCACAAGTGTCACAATGAGAATTTTGTTCATAAAATTCCATGTCCTCTTCATACTTAATTATGCCCGACTCAATACCTTTCTGGTAATCAAGTAATTTGCTAATTTCAGTTCTGACTTTGGTTTCATCCGATATGGATTCAGTAAATCCTTCAATTTGAGTAGTAATTTCATTAATAGATTCTTGATAGTTTTTGAGATAATTTTCATGTTGATCTATATCTTTTTTATTTTTGGAAATTTGTATTGTTTTATTTTCTTTAAGTTTTTCAATCAAATGTTTAGATGAGGTCAGTTCTGCATTAGATAATCCAAGTGAGACATCTACTTCTCCCATATCATCTTTATTTTGTGATACTCTAATCTTGAGCAAATGATTCATAACTGAGAATATTTCAATGTCAAGAAGATCCTCAATGATTGTCCTACGGTCACTCGCTTTCAATTGCATAAAAGGTATAAAGGTGGAACTACCAAGAACTACGATCTGAGTAAACGATTTATAGTTTAACTTTATGATCGTCTTTTCCAAATATTCTTGATAATCTCTGATTGACGCATCTTGATTAATCATCTGACCATTTTGCCAGATCTCAAAGAAATTCTTCTTGATCCCTCGTTTTACTATGTAGTTTTTTGAACCAATAGTAAACTCTACCTCAACTACAGTGCCACCTTGATTTACTGAATTGATGAGTTGATTTTTATTGACAGAACGAAAAGGTTTTCCAAACAATACGAATGTAAAAGCATCAAGTATAGTAGATTTCCCTGCTCCATTATCTCCAATAATAAGAGTAGATTTTGTCTTATTTAATTGAATTTCAGTGAATGCATTTCCAGTACTTAAAAGGTTCTTCCATCTGATTTTTTCAAATACTATCACTTATCCTCATTTGAGAAAGGATGACCAACCTCATTAAGAAGTTGAGGTCTATTATCATGTTCAAATATATGTCCTGTAGATCGTAGACCATCCTTCAATATGATTGCTACCATTTTATTGATAGTAATATCTCTTTCATGTGCATGAAGAGCAACTCTTCTAAAATCCTCATCTGTAATTTCTATATCAACTACTCTTTCGGGGGTTTCATCCTTGCCAATTTTAACTGATTGAGTCCGATTTCGTTCTTTAGTGAACACATTCGCTCTATCAGCTCGTTCCTGTCTGTCTCGTCTTCTTTCATCTTCATCTTCTGAATAGTTTGTCATTAAATTGTCTCCACAGTTAGAGATTCGGTATATAGGGATTTCATTAAGGTATCAAGTTCTTTTTTATTTTCTAATTCTAGAGAGTTCACATATTTAGAAAGTATAGTAATAGTATCTTCTGCTTCATCTATCACTTCTTCTCCCTCTAATACATCCAAGTCAAAAGTTTCAGCAATGGAAATATCCGCCACATCCACCTTATACAATTTGTCAATCAAAGTGTCAAACCAAAATGGATTCTTTCGATTTACAATAATCACTTTAATATAACAATCTTTTAACAGAGTAACATCCATTTCTTGGATAGATTCCAGAGTCATCTTTTCATCATCATAATAAATCTTATGAAACATTTCATGAGGATTCACTATATATTCTAATTCTCTTGTCTCTGTATCAAATATATGGAATCCTTTTGTATCTTTATAATCAGACCATGTTATTTGATATTGAGTACCAAGATAATAGATGTTTCCATTATCAGATTTGTGATGGAAGTGACCACTAAAAGCCATGTCAAACTTTTTGAACATACTTGCATCTACACCTTCCTGACTATACTGACCAGTATGCATTTCAAATCCTTTAATTTCAAGATGACCAAACAATACTTGAGCAGTTGTCTCTTCCATAGCTTTGATGGAGTGTTCTCTATTTTCATCACATATCCAAGGCTGCATGAAAAACTTAGTTCCATCCAATTCAATTTCTGTGGCTTGTTCATAAATGTGAAATTGGTCATTGGACTCTAGACGCAAACCATCCATCGAATTGACTATATTTGTGTTCTTATAGAATACATCGTGGTTTCCGATTATGACATGGAGGTTTATATTTTTCTCAGCACATCGATCAAAGAATATATCTCTCATCTGATACAAAGTTTTCCAGTTGATATATTTTCGGCGGTCAACAACATCTCCCATGTGGATAATTGTGTCTATACCTCGATCTTCTAGAGTGGGGAAAAACTCTTCTTCATAAAACTTCCTAATTTGATTCATGAATACTTGATTATCATTTCTGCAACCATAGTGAGAATCCGAAACTACCGCTACCTTCATTCTGATTTATCCAAGTTATTCATAACCAATTTGTTTAATACTAACTTAATATTATTCAACTCATCCTTTAATTCCCCTTCTACTGCATTAACATGAGCAAAAAGTTCTTCAATTGTATGTTCTTTTACTTCAGTTTGTTCATTTTCTGACATATTACATTCCCATAAATAATTCAAGTGATGTAGCTTTCTTTACAGCTACTACCTTTTTCTTTTTCTTAGCCTCTTCAAAGTTTGAAATAAACTCATACATATTTACTTTTTGGTCACTAGTCATAGTTTCAAATACATAATTTTCAGGTTTATCATTAGTAGATAATTCAACATTATCGCCAAGAGATGCACGACTATCCATAGTTTTGTATTTTATGTATAATTGTTTCTTTTCTTTTTGAATTCTTCTAATGAAGGCATAGTAGATAATTTGAGTAAAATATGCGAAGGGGTTCTTAGATTTCTCTGGACTAAAATTACTCATATACTGAATACAATTTTCTATTCCATCTGAAATCATCTCTTCACGAAAGGCATAATTTATGAAGTTAGGTCTAAAGGAAAGTCTCTGAGCAATTTTTAAATAACATTCTCCAATGTACTCTGGACATTGAGGTAACTCTGTAGAATTCTTTTTAGCTTCTACTATAGCCGCCTGAAAAGCAACCATTTCTTCAAGAAATCTTTGATTATCTACATAATTGGCCATAACTTCCTTTTTCTATTTGTAATTTTTGAATACTATAATTATACCACAAAAGGTGCAGTTTGTCAACCCCCCAAATCAGTCGCTTGACAAACGCTTGACCGTATGGTATAATGAAGTGTCAACGAAATAGGTAATAACTGTAGGCATTACTGCTTTAGCTGAACATGAAAATTAGTAACTGCGAATTTCTCTTCCTTGTAAATTTTCATCCTCTCATAATAATGATTTAGAGTATAATTATCTTTATCATTACACTTCAAATCATCTGCGATGTCGTAAAGAGTTGCTATTTTCTTTCCCTTTATTTTTCGGAGTCCGCGACCGATACTTTGTAAATTTCTTATACGCGACTTAGAAGGGCTAGAAAAAATGATGTTAGAGAGATTCCTAATATTGACGCCAACACTATACACGCCATAACTCGCAACGATAATGGCATTGTGTTCCGACTCCACAGCATGTCTAATTTGTTCTCTGGTGTCAGCAGGTGTTCCTCCATAAACGAAGAAGATTTTTCTATTTCCACTTGATCCTTTCTTTATCATATCGTAGAGTATACTTCCATGTTTTTCTACAAAACGAAACAATAAAAGTGTGTTACCATTCATACTATTAGTCAGATTTACTATGAATTTATTTCTAGATTCTGACCCTATCAAATACTCAAGTTCCTCTTGGTAGCTGATGTTTTTTAAATCAAAACAAATGGAAGCAGGATGTTTTAACACTATGGCATTTATTTGAAATGCTGATAGGTGTTTATCATCAATAAGTTTTTTGGTAGACGTTACCTTATAAACCTTACCAAACAGACCTTCAAGTACTAATTTGTGAGTTTGAGTGCCGTCAAGTGTTCCAGTTGTTCCTATTCGATATTTTGCATTGACACATTTGGTCATTATGGAAGTAAGAGATTTTGACTTAAAGCCATGAGCTTCATCTCCAATCACAAGTTCATATTGTTCAAAATATTGTTGTTGCATTTTATAAATTGATTGCCATGTTGAAATGATAACAGGCAGTTCTGAACCCTTATCTCTTCCAGCAATTACAGTATGACAGTTATTTGCTACATCCCATCCATATTCTCTAAAATCAGTATACATTTGTGAAACAAGAGATGTTGTTGGAACAAGTATTAACGTCTTCAACTTTAAATATCTTACTAATATATAGATAATCAAAGATTTCCCTGAAGCGGTAGGAGATAGTAAAAGAGTTCTTTGATTAGAGAGAGCATGATTTACAGCATCTATTTGGTATAATCTTGGTTTAATAACCTCTGGAAGTTTGGGTAAATCTGCACTTGTAAGTTCAATCTGTGGAGTTGTAAAGTTAGATTCAAATTGAACAGTATATTCTCTAAGGTATAAAAACTTACATAGGTGTGGTAGAAGTCCATGATAGAGCATATGATTCATCACATTATACATTCGGATCTTCCCATCCCATAATTTTTTACGGAATGCAGGAATGAAGGTATGTCCTGGTACAAGAAAAGTGAAATGATCTGAGATTTCCTGAGCAATAGATTGGTCAGCATCAACTCTAATATAAACTTCATTAATCTTGGTTATAGTTACATTAGACGATTCCACTCTTATACTTTATCCAATCTATAGCACCCTTAATCTGAAACCCACGATTGGAAATCATTTTTATGATTGAATCCAAATAGTAGCATTTTTCTTCTATGAGTACAATGTTTTTCTTATGTTTGATAATATCCGAATCAGATTCTATGTAAGTAGATATCTCATTTTTAAGGAGTCGTTGTAGAAATTGCTCCCATCCTAATTTTTCCAACTCTTCTTGAGTTAGTTTTCCGGCATAGTAATCCGTTTTAAGTCGAACCAGTTTGGTTAACTCAAATTGTAGACCTTTAAGCCTTATACGTTCATCTATGTAGATTTTTAGATACTTATCGTGTATCTGAGGAATTCTTACAGATTCAGTTGCTAATTCTGTAATGTCAATTTCACGATCTGCATTCCAAAACTCTTGAATTTCTTCAAGTTTCAATTTTACTCCTTAGCCCCTGTTAATAGGAAGTCCAGAAAATGTAGTTTCATTATTAAGTAAGTTTTGTATTTCATATACATCATATTGAAAAGAAACATCCGCTGTTGCATATTCAATATCTGTTAATGTAGAATCAAAGTTAATACCCGAAAGAGATACTGGCCACATATCATGGAATTTAATATTTATTTGTGGATTCATATTACTTGTTAGTACAGTTAAAATAGCTTCTGATTTAAGTTCTCCCGCGGTTCGGCGTCTTCCTTGTTCTTTAGATGTTATATCTGTAGGTGCACCCAAAACATTAATCCAATCCCATATAGATAACCAATTTTGTAAATTTTCATCAATAATCATTCTAATGGATAGTTGTTCAAACATAACCTCATCGCCCGGATCTTCCACATTTTTGAGTGGAGTGATAAATGGAATTGTACTAATACTAACCCCAGGCAAGTTGGCAGTTTGACAGAAATAATTTACAGCCGGATATCTTCCAACAGCAAATTTAAAACTTACTGGTGACAGATAACTTAAATTAGATGGGAGAGACTGCAGAGCCGACATATGAAATTTACCTTATATATTAAGAAATACCAAACTATCTATTATCTATATTTAGTAAGCATAAAAAAAGGGGAAGATCAGTTTCCCGACCTTCCCCCTCAACGGCCCCCTAGTGTAGCGAAAAACTAGGAGAATTTCTTACATAAGATTGTCAACTCGGACAGTCCTGTAATAAGCGTTTGTACCAGTTGCAACTGCACCTGTGAATGGGTCAATAGCACTGTTACTAAATGGATTTGCAACCATTCCGTAACGTGTTTTGAATCCAATCTTAGGTTGGAAGGAATTCTCACCAACCGCACGAACCATTTGCAATGGAACGTAAGGACAGTAGAAAAGACCTGCATCATAAGCAGATGAACCTTTGTATCCAACAACGAAGAAATTTGTTGCAGAAGCACTGAAATAAGGATCGATATAAACTTTGAATCGACCGTTAAGTGTTCCAACAAACGTATTTCCTGAGTCATCAATTCCAGATCCGTCCATTACTCCACTCATTGCGAGTGCAGATGCTACGTCTGAGGATGTGATGATGATGTTACCCTTACCGCGACGTGTGGCTTTTGCGACTGCATTAGCTTCACGTTCAATTTGGAACATCAAACCTTTAAACTTCTCAACAGACCAACGTCCGTTAGAATCTGTGTCAAGGTCAAAAACACCAGCTGTTGTTGTGTTATGTTGTGCACCATGAGCAGCACTAAAATAAATTGTGCGGATAACTTCACGGTTAATTTCAGCCAAAATCTCAGCAGAGATTATGTTAGCCAATTCTGTTTCAGCATCCAAACCGTGAACGGCTTTAAGATCCTGTGCTAATTCCATCGAGTACTCACCCTTGAGTGCACGTGTCTTAGCTGTTACTGTAACTTTGTCGATTGAGAAAGCCATTTGTTGGAAATCGTCCCCAGCAGTACCGGCAGTACCGGCAGTTCCGAGTTGTTCACCAATTGCAGCAGTATTACCAACATCGTTCAATGCCAATGCGGGTGACCCACCTTGTGCACCAGCGACACCAGCTGTACCAGCTGATCCTGCATCTCCACCAGCATCACCTGAATGTGTGGATTCTGGTTCGTTGTACATTGTGTCTGTACCATTTTGAGTGTCATACTTGGAACGCATTGCGAAAATGAGTCCAGTAGGTCCAGTCATTGGTTGTACACCACAAACATCATAAGCAATGAGATTAGGCATTGCGGAACGAATCATTGAGATCATAACTGGATCTTGATACGTTATTGGTGATGGATGACTTGAAGTCGCAGCTGTTACGTTGGTTGTTTCACTCATCATACCAAAAGATCCACCACCAGATTCGGCGGTTTCTCTCATAGCAATTTCTTGGTTTTCCAGAAGAACGGCGGTAACCGCTTTCCTGTAGGAATCCTTAATCTTTGGCAGGTCTGCGTGCTCTAAGATGGGAGCCCATTTTTTCTGTAGTCCTTCAGCTAGATACATATTTTATCTCCTAAAAAATGGATGTTGTTAAAAGTTAGTTGTTAATGTTATGCCGGGTTAACGCTTTTGCGTAATAATCTACACCTGCATCTGATTGCTCAACAACATCATCTGTTTCAGTATTTTCTACTTCTTCAGTTAAGGGTTGAACAGTTTCTTTTGAACTTTGTGGGAAGTAGTTCTCTTTGATAACAGCCAATTTTTCTTTATATTGGACATCATCTTCATAGTCTACACCTTCAGAAAGTTTTTCTAATTTTTCTCTTTCAGTATCAGCCAAATCTTCAGAAACAGTTCTTATCGCTTCATCTTTTTTGTACTTTGAAAGTTCTTGTTTTGTTTCCACATTGGAATTAACTGACTCATCAAGTTTCTTCTCAAGTTCTTCAACTTTCTCGAAAAGATCATCTACGAGGTCAACTTTTTCTTCTGGAATGTCAATGTAATGCTCAGTAAATAGATTTTTGAGCCCTGACATGAAATCTTCAACTAACTCAGAACGAACACCTCGTTCTACTGCTAGTTCATTTTCTTTCATCCACTCTTCTACAACATAACTGAGATATCCATCAGTCTTTTCTGTCAAGGAGCTTGTCATTTCTTCTTTTGCTTCAGAAATTTCTTTTTTGTAACTTGTTTCTAATTCATCAACCCTTTGATTGACTTCAGAAATTACTTTAGCTGTAACTGCTGCTTCAAATATTGTGGAAGCTTTAGTCTTAAACTCTTCAGAAAGATCTTCACCACTTACTAGTGCAGCCATGTCTTCTTTGACATTGATATCAAGATCTTCTTTCTTGAGTTTTTTATTTTCCATCTTATAACCAGATTTTACTTCTTCTTCATCATCATCATCAGACTCTTCTTCCTCTTCTTCAGCAAGAGTAGAACCCATGATTTTTGAGAATGAGTCAGAAAGATCGGCCTTCTTCATACTGTTTAGTTGGTTATAAAGTGCCTTAATCATACCAGCTTTAGTTTTAGGAGTGGAAACGGCTTCTTCAACCTCTTCCTCTTCCTCATCTTCTTCTTCAGATTCTTCTGATACTTCTTCTTCCTCGTCACCTTCTTCTTCTTCATCTTCTTCTTTTACTTTAGCTTTCGCTTCTTTTACCTTAGCTTTTGACTCGTCTAAGATCCCTTCGCCCGAAGACATCGCAACAGCTTGTTGCTCTTCTTCCAGTTCTCCAGCCGTTTGTTCTAAAATTTCTTCAGACATTGAAAATCTCCTATTATTAGTAGTAATGATAACTTATTATTATTTATAAAAATTTATATTTAGAGTTTAGAAATGAAATCTTCAAAAGATTGAACAAGTGTCTGTTCTCGTTCTTTTCTAGATGATTTTTCAATTTGGGTTTTATATTCTTGAATTTGTCGTTCTTTTAACAAACCATTGTCCCAAATCCATTCTTTACCCTCCATGATTCCAGCTACAAATGCATCTGGAGCAGAAGGATCAGCAACAATATCAGCTGCAGTGGCGAGATAAAAATCACCCTGCACCTCTTGAATGCCGTCCTTTGTAGGTTTCAATGAACCCATTCCTCTTGATGAAACGCCTAAACGAGCACCTTCATCAATGAGATTCTTTACTATCTTTCCGTATGGAGTATCTAAAATTTTAGCTCTACCCATGAAATTTTGGTCAACTTCTACAAGTTCCTCAATCATGTGAGAAACTCTTTCCAGATTGACTGTTGGCCCGTCTGGATGTCCTAATTCACCGAAAGCTCTTTTCTTTTCGATAAATTCTGTATTATACCGTTTAGCTTCCTTTTGAAGAATACCTTGTGGATAAATCCTACCATTTCGGTTTTTAGTATTTGCTTGCATGAAAATACCTTCTATAAAATAACTCTTACCTCCGGTCTTATTGGCCTCTGTAAGAAATTCTACATTGGTAACTTCTTCGCTAATTAATCTCATATACTTCTCCTAATTTTCGTCATGGTGGACTGAATCTGAACCTTTACCCATTCTGGACTTAAAGGCATCTTTCATGTGTTTTCTAATTTCTGGTTTTAATTTCTTAGACCAACTGGCCGATTTTTTTGCTGCTAATTTCTTTGCTTTTAATTCTATCGTAGCTTTTTTCCCAGCACCCGCATTTACATATTCTCCTGCTTTGTCAACTATTGCAAATGCTTTCTTACTTATTGCTCGAGTAACCGCTGACTTAACTTTATCTTCAGATGGTGCTTTCTTTGCAGCACGCGCCCGACCCCTTGCCGCTTTCTTGGCATTTCGTTTTCCTCTAATTGAGGCTTGAATTCTCTGTTGAACAGTCAATTCAGACAATAGGTCTTTAAAAGATTTCATTATTTCCTTAAATTCTTTTGAAGTTCAGATCGTTTCTTTTCAGAACCAGAACCACCCTTTACAGAAATATCTCTTCCAGTAGCAGTTTTACCCATCTTCTTCATTTTAGCTTTCTTTTTTTGAAGCATCTTAAATCCTGAAGATTTTTGATATTTCTTCTGTCACATCTTAATTTTATTTTTATTCTTACGATAGTT